TTGGAAAGTTTGCTTCTAAACTTGCACCTTTATGTTTTATAAACTTTCCTGTGTGTTTCATTAATTTATATGTTTTACCATTTTTCATCCAATGGTATCCTTTGGGTGCTTTAACTTTCATATTAACAAGGTTTTCCTTTTGGCATTACTCCACCACCATGTTTATAAGTAGCTCTTTTAACTTTACCGCCTTTAGCTTTTTTTATTTTTTCTTGAACTCCACCTATAACTTTTTTAGCTGCATATCCTGTTGGATTAGCTGCAAATTTTAACGCTTCTTTAGCAGTTCCCTGTTTAGCTTTAGGTTTAGACCTACCAGTAGGTTTTCCATATTTTCTTCTTGTCATTTTATTTTTCCTGTTAAAAAGTGGAGGGTCAATTAAGACCCCCCGAGTTTTGACAATTAGTCAATCACGTAGAATGCACTACATAAAGCGTCATCTCTAAGTACTTTCGCACCGTAGACATGTAAACCTCTTACTATATCACCAAATGATGATGGGTCTCTCAACACTTCAGTTGAAAGAATAGTATTAGCAGTAGCAGTTGACGAAATGTGACCAGCCATACATTTACCAGTAGCGTTAGATGTAGCAGCAACATTGTTAGATTTGTACATGTCAAATCCTCTTAGTTTACCACTTGATACTAAACCATTTCTGATAGAACCTTGTCCAGCGTTAAAGTCAACAGACATTAACTTGGAGTCAGCTTTAGCTAATTCTTCATAGAATGAAGGAGGAGCTACGAACCATCTACCTTCTTCAGGTACATTCTGTTCGTCTAATAGTTTAGCGAATCTCGCCATAAGGTCGATAGCATCTACACCAGTTCCGTCTGAGCCTAGTAGGTCTACAGAGTTAGTAGCGTGTCCTAATGTTGCGTCAGCAGTTGCACTGTCTGAACCAATGATATGGTCAGGTGATGAAGCTGAACAACCAGCAAACATAGTTGCTAGTACAGCAGCATCATATGCATCTTTAAGAGCATACGCAGCAGATGATGAAGCTACTTCTTTGAAGTTGACGTGTGACATTTTAGTCTCAATATCATCTACGATGAATTTGAAAGCTTTAGCACTATCAACAACAAGAGTTGTTTCAGCATCAGTTAGTTTAGTTGCAGTTGTGTCAGAACCTCTTGTATAGTCAGATACAGAGATTACTGGTTCACCAATGATTTTTACAGAGTCTCCAAAAGCAGATATCTCACCGGCATAGTCGGTGTTAGTAATAGCTTCAACTACACTTGCCTTTCTAAAGAAGTTCAAAACTTTCTTAGAGTATACGGAAGGTAGGAAGAAACTATTAGTTTGTCCACTTACGGAGTTTGCAAAGTTTGCATTAGTATCAGTTGAGGGTTCAAAATATTGAGCCATGATATATTTCCTTTTAAGTTATAATAGTTATTTTACGATTCTGCCATACTGCATTGCTTCTGATATTTCACTTTCGTATTTATCAAATTCCGCAATACTCATAGCAGCAATCTCCTTTTCAGACCAAACCTTTTGTTGATTAGGGTCAATACTTTTTGTTTTAGTAGACACCATATCAGCAGCAGATTTTCTAGTCTTTTTAGAAGATGACTTAGTCTCGGTAGGTTGAATATTAAAATCCTTTTTAAACAAGTCTAAAGCACGGGAAGCTAGGTCAGCATCATCAGCATTTGAATATATCCAATCTTGAATAACTTTCGGCTGCTCTTTAGCCCAACCATGAAAGTCATCACTGTTTTTAATATCTTCAAAATCAGGATGTCTTTCCATTAACCTTTTTTCTGCGTTTTGTCGTACTAACTGATTTTCACGTTCTTGGAGTTTACTAAGGCGTTCTTCTAGAACTTTTGCTTTAGATTCGCTTTGCATGTGAGCAACAGTTTCTACGACATCATAAACATCAGGATACTCATTCTTAAATTGTTCTAAGTCTTCAGGAGATTTAGGAGCTTTGTAGGTTGGTCTGCTATTAGCAGCTTCTTCTAAAAGTTCTTGTTCTCTAGATTTAAACTCATTAAGTTTAGAATCATAATGTTTTTTTAAATCATCATATCTTTTTTTATAATCTGGTTTCTTATAAGGAACATCCTTTGAAGTTTCCAGTTCTTCAGTATTAA